TGCGCCCTTTTTGATACCGCCACGGATCTTTCCGCCGAACACGAGGTTGAGGGAGATGACGTTGGTGTTGAGCCATTCATACTTCATCGTCTCAGGATTGATAACGAGCTTGTTCAGCTCCTTGTCTTTCTTGAGAGCGTTGATGATCTCTTCTGAGGTTAGAGTCTTCTTCTCTTTTGTTTTTACATCGGAAGCAGCACCGATGTCCATTGCCTTCTTTTTCTTTGCCATTGTATATTATCCTTCTCTTCACTTTAGTGTGAAGATAGGTAATATATAGAATTTTTATCGAGATGGAAATTTCTTGATAGTGCTCAAATCTAGTGCACAAAAATATGAGAAAATCGAGATTTTATGGGTTTAGATCTCTGTGAAATATACTTAAATTTACTGCGTAACTCAAAAACAACAAGGATCAACAACTATGAAGAGCTTACTCGAAACTGTCATCGCCGACTACAAGATCCATAACTCTATAGAACTCCGCAACTGGCAGCTTCAGGCGATGAAGAATCTCGAACGACTTATCAGCGATCATCCGATCTCTGTACTGATTGATGCAACTTGCGGTTCTGGTAAGAGCACGGTTCAGCACATGGCAATCGACTATGTCGCTCGTCTGAAAGAAGCAGAAGGAAAGAAAGCTATGATTCTTCTCGCTTCTCCTCGTCTTCTTCTCAATAAACAGCTTCTCGAATGCTGCAAATCAAGCATTAAAGACTTCGATGATCGATTCACCGTTCTCAATATGGCTTCTAACGATCTCGGAGACGCTAAGTTCGATATGCCAACTTCGACTGGCTTCGGAATCTCTAACAAGCTCAATTCGAATAAGCACATCATTCTTCTCGCATGCGACACTTCTGTCAACATGGACTTCGATAACGCTGCACGTCAGATCGAATCTCGAATCATGCATCTTGCCTCTCATCGCACTAAGAACGGACACGAAGTAACTTTCGATCTCGCAATGATCGATGAAGCACACAAGGATATCGACAACTCCGTTTTAGTCGAACTCAAGAAGATGAGCAATATTCTAATCACATATACTGCCACTCCATCTAAGCGCTTGTCGAAGATATGCTCTACTAAGAGAATCTCTTACGGCTTCCGTCAGGCTATCAAAGACGGCGTCGTGGTTCCTCCTTCTCTCTACCTCGTCTCTAGAACTAACAAGCTCAAAGAAAAGGACAAGGCTACTTCGATCGTAGCTAGCATCAAGCACCTCATCAACGAAGCGGAAAATACTCCGAAGCTTGGCTACGATAGACGTGCCGTAGAGGTCGTATTCGACAACAGCATCGACCATCTTCGTAACTACGAGAATACTCTCCGCTCGATCTATACAATCGATGATCTCGACATCGCAATTCTCGCTTCCGAGAAGGAAGTAGCTGTCAAGAATCAGCACGGAGAACGTGTCAAGAAGTACGAGATCTATTCTAGCTTCAACGGCGAAAAGCTCGAAGATGCAGAAGTTCTCGAAAAAGTCAGAAATTCTAAGAAGCACACGATCATTCTCTCTGCTTACAAGGTGCAAGAAGGCATCGACATCAAGGCTATCAATGGTGTCTGCATTCTCTGCGATAAGCGAGAAAACAATCTCTATCAGGCTATCTGCCGTGGCGACAGAACTGCTCCTGGCAAAAAGAAGTTCAATATCTACATCACGGCTGACTCGGATGACCAGATTCATGACTTCTTGGACAAGATGGTTGAAGGTTTCGAAAGCGAAATCGACTTCGGAGACGGTATCGAACTGGGCGCGGGCAAAGAAGTGGAAACTGAAGAAGTCGACATCAGCGCTCTCAATTCCGTCGTACCGATGGCTATCCGCTACCGCAACGCAATCGTAAAGGCAGTAGAAGAATACAAGACAGAGAACGGAATTCAGCTCGCTTCTGAAGCCTTCAAAGACGAAGCATGGAATATGTGGCACAACGGCGACGAGATCGGAAAGGTATGGACACTCTTCGCTAAGGATGAGTTCGATCACTTCTCCAGAGATGTCTTCCGCTCCCTCAAGATCTGGGTCAAAGAAGAGCTCTTCGCATAGTCTTGAGAATTTTCTGTAATATAGGTTTAGTTTTCTCTAAAATTTGCTTATATTTGAGGCGTAAAACTTCAACTAGAGGATCGACTATGAACAATCTCTTCACACACAAGGCCATGACTGCTGTGCTCAAATCCGCGACCGTGATGGATGAGAGCCAGTTCGACTACAATGCCGCTTATCTCGCCTTCTACGAACACATGGCATCTCAGGGATGCGCAGAATATGACAGCCCAGAGTATCTGCGCAACACGATCAACTCGTTCGGAAAGATGTTCATCGACCAGTACAAAGCTAAGTTTCTGTCCATAGCTTCTGAATCCGACATAGCCTTCGCGATCTCTCAGAACAAGCTTCGCAGCATAGAAGAGTACTTCATGGCTCTTCGGCTCAAGTACGTCGGGAATCTCTTCGAGTCTCTCATGCAGTGCTACTTCAAGATCGCTAACGTCCATGACTCTCGTCTTCAGCAGTTCACTGGATACGAAGAAGTAAACGGGGGTGAGTGGGACTTCAAGGGTGTCGACGCATGGCTCACAGAGCCGACTTACGGCATCAAGATTCCAGTCAACGCCAAGCACAAGACTCTCGAAGAGATCAAGGAGTTTGCGCCATTCCAGAAGCTTCAGAGCGCAAGCCGTGAAGTCATCAAGGATCTCAAGAAGAAGTCTCCAGAAGCGGCTCTGGCTGCTCTAGACTGCCCGTCTGGCGTCCTCTTCACCGACATCGTAGCTAAGCCTCTTCTCCCAGAGAAGTTCCCTGACGTTATCGTCATCGACAGCTGGACGCTGTTCCAAGCTCTCGGAAAGGGCTCTGTCCCGAACAAGTCCTTCTGGGATGTAGCGCTTGCATTCTCGATCTGATCTGTCTCACAGAGAGAAACTTGAAATTCTGGGTTTAGAGAAACTCAGAATTTTCTTATATTATTGTAGAAATCAAAACTAACTCACCGGAGAAAGGCTATGGCATACCGCTGGAACAAGAACTGGGCATCTAGATACACTGCTAACGTGTCTGGAAAGAAGATATTGGTAGTCAACGACTTTCAACTAGCGCTCAAGCTGTCTCAGAACAACTCGGTCACATATCTTACAGACGACAAAGAAGACTACTATGACTTCTTGGAAATGGTATCTCCAGTAAATAACGTAAATTTTGGAATGGACGACTCAGTCCATCTGGTCGACTACAAGGGCGACTACACGAAGGAGATCACTGGTATGAAATTTGACTTGATCGTCGGCAATCCTCCTTATGACCGTTCTCTACACTTGAAGATTCTTGAACGCTTACTTCCTTTCGGAAAGGAGATCGTATGGATCAGTCCAGTTCGCTGGCTTCAAGATCCATTGGCTAAGTACAAGAAGACTTCTGATCTGCTGAAGTACAAAGACACTATCTTGACGAGGCTCAAAGAAGTTGAAGTAGTTAGCGCTAAGGCTCTATGCGACATATTCGAAAGAACAAATACTGATCCTGGAAAAAATAAAGATGCAGTATTTACGATCGATTTAGGCATTTATCATCTATCCGAAGATGTTAATAAGGATTTTGACCCAAAGAAGTTGTACAAGAATGAATGGTTTATTGAACGAGTAGTAGATGGAGATCTAGATTCTGTAGCCAATCACTATCTTGACAAAGATGAACTCGATATGAATATACCTTTTGTTAGATTTAGCGACATCCACGGTCCAGCTCGTAAAGCAAACTGGTATGAGTTTCTCACTAAAGACCAATCTGTGGTTTTCGACAAGAACGCTAAGAAGGTTGGTGGCTTGAACTTCGATACTCAGGAAGAAGCCGAGAATTTCTTCAACTACATGCAGACTGACTTCATCAAGTTCTTAGGAATCACGATCAAGCGGGACGTGAACGTCCCGCTTAGCTTCATCCCCTACATGAATGACTACACTCGTCCTTGGACAGACGAAGATCTTTTCAAGCTCTTCAACATCACAGAAGATGAACAGAGGATTATCCATGACACTGTAAAGGAAGTTGCTAAATGAGTATCTATGATTATGACAACGACTTCAACCACTATGAGCACGCTGACAAGAAAGAGCGTCAGAAGTTGGGACAGGTATGGACTCCCTACGACACGATCGCTAAGATGATGGACAAGTGGCCAGCAGAGAACTGGAAAGACCCTTCGAAGACTATGCTAGATCCGACTATGGGAGCTGGAAACATCGTCATAGCTATGCTGTATCGCAGAATCGTAGAGCACGGCCAAGATCCGATCACTGCGCTCAAGAACACTTACGGCGTAGAGCTAGATCCTCCGACTCACAGATACGCTCAGCAGAGAATCATCAAGTTCATGAAGAGCTTCACTGAAGAAGACGTCACCGAGATCGTCAAGAGGAACTTCGTCAACTCTGACATATTCGAATGGAACTTAGAGACCTGGAAGAGCAAAAACGACAAGAAGTCGAAGTTTCTCATCAAGTAGATTTTAGAGCTCATATTTCAGTGTCCCGCAGTCGTATATGCGTGGACACTTCTTCTGTTTCATTATCTCGTGCTCAGATAGAGAAGGATCAGCGCCTTCAGCTACTAGCTTGTGCTTCTGGAACTGAAGTCTCGACTTTCTCTGATGGTTCACTATGTAGAAGTATGACGGATCTGTCTTCTGCACTAGCATGAATCCCAGCTTCTCGTACAGATCTCCAGCGGACCAGCGTCTGTCTGCGTAGCTGACTATCTTCTCTATCTCTGGATGATCGGCTCTGAAGTAAGCAAGCAGCTTTCCAGCGCCTCCGACGACGTTCGTGTTCACCCTGTTGCAGAATCTCAACAGCTCAAATCCCTCCTCGAATCTGCTCTTTCCGAACGTCATCACAGCGACTAGCTGACCTTTGTAGAAGAGACCGTATCTCCACTTAGACATGCAGCTTCCTTGAATGTGATTCTCTTCGAGGAAGTCGTGACTCTCCTCGTAGCTCACCTCTCTGCATTCAGTCTTTCTAGCGTAGATTCTCTCGTTCAAGCCGAGAATTCCTCTGAGTCTACTCTCGACTATCGAACGCTTCTGCTTCCACTCGTCTTCGAATATGTGTATGAGCCTATATCCAGCGGCTTCGCACGCTTCAGTTTTCTCCTGGTGATATTTCGGAGATACGACATTCTCGTTGTGCCAGTAGAATCCGTCGTACTCGATAGCGAGCTTAGCTTCTGGAATGACTATGTCGAGTTCCTTTCCATCGAGGATCTTTCTGTCGTTCAGCAAGATCTTTCCTTGATAGTTGTCAATCAAGAACTTTCTCAGCTCACGCTCAGGGGCGCTGACGGACTTTCTGTTGTTGCAGAAGTGACATATCCCGTAGTCCTCTGTTCTCGCCATGCGGTCGATGAGAGATCTGACATAAGTGCTCTCGTTTCCGCACTTGTTGCATCTGAAAGTGACTGGTTGCTTCTCAGTCTGATCATATCTGATGAATGTGCAGTCTGCTTTCTCGAAGTACTTCTTGAAAGACTCTTCGCTGCGTTTCTGACGCTTCTCTAGCTCTTCGTATGATATGCACTTTCCATCAGCGTTCTTATGAGATTCGATATTCTTCTGTCTCCATTCTCGTACTTGATCTTCTGTGAGCTTCGATATGCTCTCTGCTCGCTTAGCTTTGACTTCTGGATCTTGCCATACGCACTTGTTAGAGCAGTACTTCTGATATCCGTTGAGGAGACCTCGGAAAGGAGTCGGTCCTCCACAAGTATGACAGATTCCCTCACCAGTCTTCTTCAAGAACTCGTCATAGTAGCTCTGAGCTGTGTGCTCCTTGTGATGAAACTGAATGTGCGTTGTGAGAGCTGTTATCTTTTCGAAGTCAGCTTTGCCGCATATCTTACATTCGAACATTCTCTTATTTTCCTCATTCAAAGTGTTAATACCCATTTTATATGATATTTACAATTTCGAATATAGAAAAATTTGACTTTTATCAGTTTTATGCTGATTTTTACGATTATAGCTCATGTTCTAGGATAGAGTTCAGCTCTTCAAACGTAACTATTGACTCAATTCCGTTTCTTCTTATCTTAATTTTCTGATTTTTGTCACAACAAGCATATTCCTGAGCGAAGTGCTTAGCGCCGAAGTCTCTGATGATTCGTGCCTTCCAAGCTTCGTCTCTACCGTCGATCTCATACCATTGCACCTTACAAGGAATGAACGAGTTTTCTCCAGCTACTGCTTTGTGCCAGATGTCAGCGAAGTGGTTCATTCCCTTCGGAGTAGAGATCAGGATCAGTTCAGCGTCCGGGTCAGAAGCCTGAACCGGCATAACTGACTGCATGAAGTCGTCTGCGATAGAGTCATCCAAGTGAGCGAACTCGTCCACCAGCATGTAGTTTACTGACTTACCACGAATAGCAGACGAAGATGATGCAGCAGCGAAGACCTTAGTGCCGTTGTCGAGTCCTATGCACGACTTAGACCAGCCTCCACGCTGTGGATCAATTCCCTGCTGCAGCCATAGAGGCAGTCGAACATACGCGTCTCTGATACGAGCCATGATTTCCAGAGCCTGGGAGAGCTTGTTAGCGAGGATAGCGATCGTCTTGTCCTCTTCGAACAGAGCTTTCCAAGTCAGATACAGAGTAGCGATAGTCGTTTTTCCAGACTGACGACCCTGCATGATGATTCGGTTGTTCTTGCCCTCCACTTTAGAGCACAGAGTGATGATCTCTTTCTTCTGATACTCACGAAGAGGAATCGGCTTAGATCCTGTTGGAGTCAAAATATAGAAATACTTTGCGAAGTGAAAGATGTCAGTTGCGCACTTGACATACTCTTCCATCTGCTCTGGAGTCATGTCGACTTTCTGCAGATGTCCTCTTATATTTTCTGCACCTTTGAACACTCAGTTTATCTCCACTTAGACCATTTGTTGCTCAGAGCGTGCTTCCCGTTTCTGAGATCGAACCCACGCTGAGCTTTGTTGTGAATATTGTATTTATATGCTCGAAGGTATAAATAATAAATACTCATGAGGTAAGAAATTATGGTAAATGAAGGACATATTTGGTCTATGGGCCAATGGAG